CCTGACCTACATTTGCAAAAACGGTGAACTTGTCAGGGTTCAAACCTTTGACACGAAGCCCAAAGTCTTCCATCTGGTCTTTGAGGTCAGCAACCCGTGCGGCTGCTTGCTGTGCTTCCGGTGAAAATTCCCCAAACTTTTGAGCCAGCAACACGGCTTCGTTTGTGGCTTCCCTGATTTGCGCCTTTAATGATTTTACGCTTTCTGTGCCGCCCGTGCTGGCGTTTATTTTTACTGCAACTGTTGTTTCTTGTGCCATTATTTTTTACTGATTACATACCACTCTGTGCCGTCACAAACAATTTGGATGCACTCGTAATGGTTGGTTATTGTGTATGTTTCGACCCCGTCAATGTATTCACCTGCGTATCCGTCAATTATTAATTGATGCGCCCCGGTGTTCTTATAGATGTAGTATGCCTTTGATGTTGCCGTGGATGCTTCGGGCAAGTTGATTGTGGTATTCGCTGCAAGGTTTACAATTAAAATGTCTTCATACAAACTTGGGGTGTATGCCGTTGTCCCGGTGACTACCTTAATTCTATTCGTGCTGAAATTTAGTTGCGTCATTAAATGCCCTTGCAGCCATACTTCGTCCGTTAAAACCGGATTTGCCGGGGCTTCGCCTATCACAATAGCATCGTTACCAATGAATGTAACGCCACTCGTTGCAAAGGCTGCATTTCGCAATCCCAAATTATTGATTGCAGAGCCTACCCCGATGCCGTCACCTACCTGATTAAAATCGCCAATGCTGATGCCACGCTGCTGAATTACTTTGCCGCTTGTGCCACCGCCGCGTGGGTCATACTCTTGCTCATTTCCACCGCCTTGTGTTCCCCCACCCCCGGTGCTGCCCGTTGTTGCTGTGAATGTTTGCCCGGTTTTTAAGAACAGAAACTCACAGATATTCACGGACGGGTTAATGGGGTCATAGTCTTCAATCTTATTCAGTCGAAAATAGTTGCCGTCAAAGAAATACAAGTCCTGAAATGACAGATTTTCCATGTCGGCCGGGGTTAAATGAAACGCCCCTTTAACAATTTTGCTATCCTTGTCGGTTACTTCCTGAATATACTTACTCCAATACTGATTGTAAAGGTTGTTGTTGGTCATTGGCGTGCCGGGTTTCAAACCAATAAAACGCGGCATCCCGAAATTAATATCCGTTGTTGGGGCTGTTGGATTATCAATGTGAGCCGTGAACGGGTATTTCGTTTTAGTTGTGCTGGTTGTGCTGCCATGTTTGCCATAATAAATAGTATAACTTTGGCAAGTCAATGGCGCATACTGCAATATCCGCATTTTACCCGTGTGGAAACGCTTTTCTGCGCTGTTGCCGTTATCGATGTAAGTCAGTACCTTGTCATCATTTGGGAAGGTGTTTAATGTTGACGGGGCAAAACCTATTTCAATTTTCTTTTCGTCTTTGATAAAATCATTTACGACTGACAACTGCCTATCCCCATAAGTCCTGGCGTAATCTGCTGCATATTCTTTATTCCCTTCATCATCACCTTCGGCGTAGGTAAATAAGTAACGCCCTGCATCCAATTCCCCCATTGGGATTATTTCAAGTGGCTGTAATAAATCGCGCTTCATCGTCCAATCACGGACGGTATTATTGTAAAATTCCTCGCGAGGTTTGATGACTAACTTTTTAGCGTTGTCGGCTTCCGGTTCAATGTATAAATTGAACATAATGAAAACCCACTTCATAAAATCGGACTGCTTTGTTTCATCGCTGAAAAACCCGGTGAAGTCCATTTCATCATTATAACCATAAGTGCTTTCAACTATACCATTGAAAAGCCGCGAGCCTGAATTTTGAGTATATGTCGCCCCAGTTGATGCCGTTGTTAAATTGCCAATGTAGCGCAATTTAATTGTAACCGTGTCATTGTCATTTAAACGAAGCCCTGCAACTGAAATTGTTTGGTCAAGTGTGAGTGTAGTTCCAACAGCCGAGCCACCCCCATAAATAGATTTTTGGAAAACACCATTGACCAATAAATCATACAGAACGATTGTGTTTTGCCCGGATGGTAAATTGGTGATTGTGGCTTTATTTACAAAAATAAGGTCATAACTCCCCGTGCCAAATAGATTTGTGTAAACCCCGGTTGTTGGGTTGTATTGATTGCTTGGGTCACTGACCTCGTTATTGAATTTGAGCAAGTCATTTATTGCAAAAACTTGGTCAGTTGTGCGTGTGGCTTCAAATAATCTTTCTGCAACATTGGCTTCACTTAATATTGGCGTGTGCGTTTGGCACGGGATGACAAGCCGTTTAAATAAATCAGTATTGAAAAACGAACCGCTGCTGTATGAATATCCCGTTCCGCTAAAAATCTTATCAACTATGGTTTTTGCGTAAAGGCATGGTGTCATGTAATCGGTAAACATCCAGCCGTAGTTTGGATATTCGCCATTGTCTAACCATGTGTAAACATAGCCCTCGCCCGTTGGTTTTCCCCCACTGAAATTCACATAACCAGAACTGCCATTTTTAACGATTGAAGTATCCCACGAATTGAAAATATTGGTGCTGTTGATTGTGTGGTTGTACTCGCTGAAATTCAGGTCAGCAAGTTTTCCGTCTGCCATTGTGGTGAACAAGTCAGCCAACTGCCCGTGCATCGTACATTCATACTGAATTTGATGGCGGTCTGTGATGTTGATATTCAGCAACCGGATAAACCCCTCAATCTGCGTAACTTCATCAACATATAGCGAAGCCGTTGCCTTTAAATTAGGGTTAAAATCGGGGGTGAAATTCGTTGCGGTGGTGTTGCGGATTGACAAGTTCAGGTCAAACAAGTGGGTGAACAGCTTATTGTTCCGCTTTGTTCCCGGCAAAGTAAAGGTTTTGCTCCAATCCGATGACCTACTTTCAGGCTCTCGTATGTCTGCGATTGACTTGTTTATTAAAATACCGAAATCGGTCGGTAAGTCGATTATTTGACCGCCACATTCTAAACGCACATTGTTCATATATTTTGCAGGATTTCGGGTTCAGTATATTCAACTTCAATCCGTAGTTGTTGCGGGCCGTCGTTCAGGTCAAACACTTCAACTTGCGTATTGGTGATGTTCACCGGGATATTGCCGTCAAGGTAAACAACCGGGCTGCTGATTAACTCGTCAACCCATTGCCATTCCAATTCGTTTAGGAAATCCGTGTTCAGGATTACTTTGCGCGATTTTGTTGTGGCGTAGCTTGCGATGCCGTGGGCTGTGGTGTCGCGTCCGTAACTCGTTCCGGTGAAGCCATAGGTGTTTCGTTTTAGTTGTTTGCGGTCAATGGTATAGGTGTCGCGGTTAAGCATTGAGCAGCGCAGCGTTTCAAAACCGCCTAATCTGTTTAGGAAGTACAACACCCGGTGCGAATATTTGCTGCATTCTTCTACGATGTCAAACCGATACGCTTCGCTGCCGGGGTCATCAACATTATTTTTAATCTGTAAAGTATAATAGACAGTACCCACCGGAACAACCGAACCTGCTGTGCCGCTGTAAAGGTTGCCTGATGTAATCTGATTGAGGTTTGCTACCCCTGCCCCCATACGCAACAGATATTCGTCTTTATTATTGGCATTGAATAACTGCTTTATAACGCTTGTAGTTGCCGTTCCTGCCGCATTGTAGGCTTTCACTTCAACTCTATCCGCACCCAACGCTGTGCCACCCCGTAAAAAATAAAGGTAGTCATATTGCTCCCGGGTTACACGCCTGCGTCTGATTGTGGTCAGGAACTTCCGGGCAGTACCCGGAAATGTGATTTCGTAATCGCTTATTAACTCGCTATCCCACTTTGAGAACAACCCATTCCAAGCATATTTGCCCGTGTCGCTTGTCAGGTTCAGGTATTCAGTTCCCCCGTATTCTTCGCCAAATTCCACAGAGTAAGCAATGAATGAGTTGGAGCATTTGCCCGGGTGTAAAGTTGCCTGCGTGAAATCAAATGTCACATAGTTTTGCAGGATCCGGGATAGGTTAAAAACCCCGTAACTGGTGCCAGCATAAACCGGGGCTTTGAGTTTTGCCAAAGTTGTTCCTGCTGCGTTCTTCACCACCGCAACAAATTTGAAATTCGTTTGCCCGCTGTTGGTGCTGGACAGCGTGTAAGTGATGTCGCTGTAAACGGGTGTTATGTCGCCCGGTTCGTTTTCGATTGTAATCGCCACATAGGTAAATGTACCTATTAGGTTTGCGGTGTACCCTCTGCCATTTTCACGGATATGGCTATGCGCTGCCCCAACGCTTCACCCAAATGTTCCGCAATGGCGTTGATGCTCTGCTGGTTCAGCACATCTGCCACAAAGTTTGCGCCCTTATACCCGAAGCGTTTGATTGTTCCCTTGCGGTGTATCTTTTTTGCAATTACCCGGGCAAAGTTTTCACGGGCATCTTTTACGCTGTCACCCTCTTTTTTAAAATCCGATGGCGTTGCTATACCTTTTTGCAGCAACCATTCATCTATTCTTTGCCACAAAAACAAACCGCCTTGATGCCCTTTCTTTGTTGCACCCCTGCCTTGGTCAACATAATACCAATAATCCGCTGCCCTTATTTCGGCTGTAACTCCGTCGGCTACTTTGTAAACATTTGACGCGTCAAAGGACTGAATTAGGTTGCCGCTTGCCTTAACATTCTTTTTCAAAATGTCTTCGCGCAAAGCGTCGGTCAATTCCTTTGCAACGCCCAGCAGGATTTCTTCGAGTAGGTTTGTGGCTTTGAAACTTGGGTCTTCTGCGTTCTGCCCGATTTTTGACAGCACCCCAGAATTGATTGCGTTCAGTTGGTTTTTGGTAATTCCCACATCTTAAAATGTACCCAATAAAAAAGGGGGGCGAACCCCCCAATCACTATGAAAACCCGAAATGACTATTGCGGCCATGCGCGTCACCGCTAAATGACCAATTCCAAGGCAGCCTTACTGAGTGCAAATATACAAAAAATTTCACACCCCTGCCAGTTTTTTATTGGCCAAATAATTTTTGCAGGGGCTGCCAATATCGGTTATGCCTTTGGCTATTCCCGTGTTTGACTACAATCCACCGTGCAGTTCTTATGGTATGCAGCGTGGCTTCACAAATATACTACTTATTCAGTATTTCCGAAAGCAAGGCAATCACATAAACATTGCCGTCTTTTGCTCGTTTGGCATCGCTTGCCGCTTGGTTCAGTCGTTCGCTTCGTTGCCGTGCCTTTTCATTTTCAAGTGAGTAGGCGTTCAGAAATTCCACAACCGACATATCAAAAAAGAAATCATACTTCGTGCGGTCGCCACCTGCCAGCGTGTCAACTATCTTCAACCAAATCAGCCCTGCCCGTTCGCGCTTTCTGCTGTCTTCTTCAACTCCTTCGCCTCTTGCTCCAAAAATACTTGGGTAGCTGCCAGTAATTCGGGCAAGCAAGTCGAAAAAAAAAGCGTGTAGGCGTATGCCAAAGAGATAGGCATCTTTTTTTGAAACAACTCTGCGGTGGGTTCAAAGTCCACGGCTTTCAGTTCCATGCGCTTGGGTAGCATAATCCGGTAAGGCACACACAACGCTGCCATAATCTTGTGCAAATTGTCAATCCAATTTCCCCCGGCAAACAAGTCCTGAACCGTGATAAACTGCCCGGCTGTAAGTTGGTGCTGGTTGGCTGCAAATCGGTAAACATAATTCCCACAATGAAACGCGGTCAGGTTCTTGGCGGTTGGCAGTTCAGACATAAACGCCAGCCGGGTGAGTTGCCGTTCCATTTCTACAATTGGCAAGTCTTCAATTTCGTCCGTAGTTTTGCCGGATAAAATGGACAGCGTTTTTATTTGGTTGTCAAGCGTTGGTTCAGTCAACTTTTGCAGCTGCTGAAATTGCCCGATGCTGATGTCATTCCAACTTTTGGGTAGTTTCATTTTACAAATTTAGGGATTTTTACTTTACACTTCTAAATGACAAAAAACACTCCCTTCTTATTTTTTTGGCTGCAATGTCTTGCAAGGGCAAGGGCGCAAACCGCGTCATCGTGTAAGCCAGCCGGGGCAGAGTAACGCATCCCGGTTTGTGTGTGTTCAAATTCAAAGTTCCGCATTTCGTCAGCAATCACCCCTTCCGGGAAACCAATCGCCCCGGCATGAACATCGGCTGTTAGCTGCTCCATCATCTGCTGTTTGGAAATTGATGTGAACTTCACCCCGGTAACACGGGGGCAAACCCTTTGTATTTTCTCAACAATCGGATCACCAACCCCGGTGCTGTCAATCGCAGCTGGTGTCTGCCCTACCAACTGAATGATTTTTTGCTCTGTCTGCGCCCAGTCCATTTGGAAGCGGTCAAAGTGTGCCACATTGTAATCAACATCTAACCCGATTATGACAGTCCAGTCCGTATATTTTGCAAGGTCAATGCCGTACCACTCCACGGGTTTACCGGAAAGCGGTCTGATGCACCCTTGAATGTGGCTCAATCCGAACGGGTTGCTGCCGTCTTCGGTCGGCTCTGCTAAATACAATTCTGAAAATATGTGCGTAGGTAGGTCGCGCTTTGCCTGCTCCACTTCGTCACTTGAAATGATGCCAGCGTTCACACCATCCCACGCTGTAATTTTGTGGAACTCATAATTAGGCTCGCCCATCCGCGCCCGTTCCGCTAACTTGTAGCCCCAGTTCTTTTTACCCTTTACATTCCCAATTAACTTGCATTGCGCTTCTGTTTTGGTCAGGGTTGAACGCAGGGCGAACCACGCTTCTTCTCGCGCCCTTGTGAACTCGTCAAACACGGCTGCGTAAACATCATCACCATAAAGGTTGTCGGGTTTCTCGGCTGACTTGAATTGTATGATTGAACCGCTTGGCGTGGTCAGGCGTAACTTACTCTCGTTCACTTTGAAGAATGATTTGTCTGTTACCTGCGTCCGCATTCGGTTAAAAGCGATTTCGGCTTGTTGATACACCGGCGCAACCCACCAAACAGATTGATTTTCGCCAACCCTTAACGCCTGCTCAAACAGCCAAATGATATGCGATGCCGTCTTGCCTACCTTTGTAGCAGCTGCGGTCACCGTATAGCGTGCAGGGCTGTCTAATATTGCCCGTTGGTAATCGGTAACGAATGGGCGTTTATAGTTGTAGGCTGTCAAGGTAGAATTCCAATCGCGCTTGGGTTATTGCCGGGAAGTTGTGGTGAATATCCGCATAGGCTTTGTTCGCTTCGCCCATGATTTTTGTCTTGTCGGGGTTATCAATAAACCACCGCATCGCATTGAACCAATCCGTTGGCGTGTTCTTCACCAACCGCACCCCGGCATTCCCTGCATGGTTCAGGTACTGTTTCACCCCGGATGCGATCACGGGCAGAGAATAGGCAGCAGCTTCAATCAGTTTCAACTCTGATTTGCAGTTGTTCCAGTTGGTGTCTTCTAGCGGTGCAAGTGCAACATCAAACAAGCGGTAAAAGTTGCCGTATTCGTTAACACTTTGGGCGTGGCTAACCTTTATTTGTGGGCGTACCTTGTCGGCTGCCCCGTTAAATCGGTACAGAATGGACTGCCAAATGTGGTGCTGCTCATAACCGCAAAGGTAGAACTCCACCCGGTCGGGATATGCCGCGCAAATGTCCGCAATGCTGTCGCAAATGATTTGGATGTCATTGGCATGGGTCAGACCACCAACCCACCCGAACCGGATCTTATCGGATGCGGTCGGCTCTGATAGCCATTGCTCATCGGTCAGGTTTAAGGCGTTGGGAATGACAGCCACATTCGGGTTTAAAGGCCTGATTTTCGCTGCCAGTTCCGGGGTGGTGGTTGTAACCGCGTGGGCGTAGTTGATTGCATCCGTTATGGCTGCTTTGATTTGGTTTGACTTGAACCACCTATAAGCGTGGTGAAACCGGGGCAGCACCCAGTAATCATCAATGTCAATAATGTACGGGATATTGTGCTTTGCAAGGTGTACCAACACATCGTAATGCCGCGCCCCGATGTAGCGATTGAACAGAACAAGGTCATAACCCCGTAAATCAGGCAGCCCCTTTTCGTTTATGTCCGTGCAAATATCGACCTCAACTTTGTCGCTGTGGTTAATTTGCAGGTATTTCAGGGGCGAATAAAGGCGGTGATATTCCACACCACCCATGCCCTCCCAAAGTGCGAGTATTTTCATTCTAACCCCCTTATTGCTTTATATAACTGCATCATAGTTCTGTTTTGTAGGCATATTGCAATCAGGCTTAATTTATGCCACTTTTTGCGGTTGTACTTACGCCATTGCACTTTGCGTTGTCTTCTGATTGTCATTTGCCTAAATCTAAGGTTATTTCTACTTTGCCCTGCACAGTCTGGTTCACATCAGCCGTTTCCTTTGGCTTGCCATAAACGCGGTCAAACAGCACATCCAAAATGTGAATGCTGCCCTTGTCATAATCGCGTGCCGCTTTCTTTGCAATCAGGCTAATCCAAAACGGCAGTTCGTCGTTCTTTGCCAGTTCCATAAGTTCAGAACGGGTTTTGGACAGCACATTCTTTATGATGTCTTCCACCTGCGATTTGCTCAACTTGATATTCGCTTCGGCAAGGAAGTAATCGCGCAGGACTGTTTCTATTTTTTTGGGTCGCCCGTTGGGGTTTAGTGTCTGCCCCTTTTGCATTTTGTGGGGTAGTATATTTTCGGGGTTTGGCATCGCTGTTGTTTCGCTGTTTGTTTATTTGTTTTTTTTGATTATCTTTGTGGCATACAAGCGGTGATAGTGTAATTGGTAACACGCTAAACTTCCAGTTTAGAATTGGAGTTCGAGCCTACCTCACCGCTCAAATTAGCCCTGCGTTCTTGCAGGGTTATTTTTTGCCCCTTATACATTCCTGCTCCCATCTCATCTATTTTGCTGAATGATAAAATAGGAACGGTTATTTTGCAGGTTTTGTCTATTAGATAAATATATCGAAGTTGATTTCCATTAAGTTTTTTAGCTCCTATATACTCCATAATTCTTTTTGAACTTGTCGAACCGTTCCTTATTTCGTCAAACTTTTGTTTACTTATAAATGGTAATAACCAACTTGTATATCCGCTTTGCCTTAATGTACACGCTTGTACTACTTGCTTATTTGGTAGTTCCCAGTTTTCGGTTTTGTCATTTATTTGGGTAAGTTTAAATCCACTTGCCCTGTATATAGTGCCATCTCCACAAAGAACTCCATCGCTAAAACTTAATATCCATTTAATATGAGGTGCGTTTTTCTTTATCAACTTAAAACAAATTGATAAACATCTGCTTTCTGAATATTTAGGCAAATATTCGTCAAAAGCCATCCTATTCAGTTCAAGCATTTCATTCCATAATGTATTTTCAACCAATCCTATTACTTTGCTTTTATCTAATGGACTCCCAAAACTCAATACTCCATGTAATTTATTATCTAAAAATGCACCGAAATGAAGTTTTGAATTAGGAGCAACCTTGCCAGAGTAATGGTGCTGCTTTACAAATTCATTGGCAATCTTTGCCGGGATAACCTTAACGATTATTTCTTTTGCTCTGCCCATTGCATTATGATTAAATATAGCGCATTGCCATTGCTGTTTTCATTTCCAAAGGTTTCCGAGTATTTATACTCATTGGTTAGCTTTATATCCGAAATAGCCATTTTTATTTGCTCCGCTTGTTCGTCTGCCAATGTGAAGGTCATTTGCTGAAATGGTGCTTTATCCCCATCGGGCAAACTAAATTCAGTTCCCAACTCATCTGTATCAACTTTGAAACCGGGCAAGTCCAATCCCCACGCTTCTAACTGCTCCGCATCCCATTCGTTTGCAAGGGTGTTCCAATCCCACTCACCGAAGCCCACATTGTCCTTAATTAGGAACTGCGCCCGTTGTTCTTCTGTCCAATCGTCTGCCAATATCACGGGTACTTCTGCCGCCCCGATGTCATTGAGGGCTTTTAACCGCATATTGCCGCCCAGCACCATGAGTTTGCCGTCATCACGGGTAACGCAAACCAGCGGGCGTTTTTCAAGCATTTCCGGGAACTCAATTATTGACCGCTTTAATTTGGCGAACTTCTCATCACGGATAACACGGGGGTTCTTATCATTGTACCTTACTTCGTTTATTTTTACCCACTTCATTTTTTTTTATTATTACTTCGATGCTAAACTCCCCGTTGCTGTGTTCTTCGGGTTTGTCCTTATTTGTTGCCGTGTCGATTACCTGAATATCCCAAAATTCTTTGATGCCCGTTTGTAGCAGGATACCCTCAACGCTGAAAGTATGGGGCGGCTCACAAGAATATGGAAGATAGAAATATCGGTGGTCTAAATTCCAACGGCTTGGCAATGTCTTTTTGCGTTCGTACAAATCCCGGTGCGGAATGCTCATAATGATATGGCCGCCCGGTTTGCAGATGCGATGCCAGTTTTGTATTGCCGTCACCGGGTCATCCAAATGTTCAAGGACATGGGAAGCGTAAACATAATCAAAGGTATTGTCAGCGTATTTGTCCATTGTGGTTGCATCGCAATCGTCTTT